CTATTAGTGGTTTCAGTATTGTTACCTATACTGGCACTGGCAGTAATACTACTGTTGGACATGGTCTTGGAGCAAAGCCAGATTTTATTCTTTTTAAAAAAAGAGAAGGCAGTAGCAATTGGATTACTTATGATTCTTCTAATGGTGCTACTAAATATTTACATTTAAATCTTACAGATAATGTTGCTTCAGCTTCAACTGTTCACAATGATACAGAACCAACAAGTTCTGTTTTTTCTATTGGCACTAATTCTCATGTTAATACTGCCTCTGGAACGTATCTAGCATATTGTTTTCGTAACGTTCAAGGCTATAGTAAAATCGGTAAATATACAGGCAATGGAGCTTCAGGTACAGCAGGAGACCTTGATGGACCTTTTGTATATTGTGGTTTTAAACCTGCATGGCTTTTAGTAAAAAGACTATCTGGAGTAGCTCAAAGTTGGCACATGTGGGATAATAAAAGAAATGGATTTAACAATAACAACTTTAATTTATTAGCAGACGACTCTGATGCTGAAGATGATGGCAATTTTAGAGTAGATTTTTATTCTAATGGTTTTAAGTGGAGAGTAAATGATACAGTAGTTAATGGAAGTGGAATTGAATATTTATTTATAGCTTTTGCAGAGTCACCTATTGTAAATTCTAACGGAGTACCAAACAATGCGGAATAAATTATGTTACAAAAATTAAGATTTGCACCAGGAATAAACAAACAAATTAGTTCTTCTAGTGCTGAAGCACAATGGACTGATTGTGATAATGTTAGATTTAGATATGGTGTCCCTGAAAAAATAGGCGGTTGGACACAGCTTGGTGGTACAAAAATAACTGGACGTAATACTGCTATTCATCACTTTGTAACAACGGGTGGTATTAAATATGCAGCACTTGGAACCAATAGAGTGTTATATGTTTTTTCAGGTGGTGCTTTTTATGATATTCATCCAATTAAATCGACAACGACATTAACAAGTGCATTTACAACCACAAACGGATCATCAACGGTCACCATTACATTTGCTAGTGCGCACAACATTGAAAATGTTGGAGACGTTATTTTATTAGATAACTTTTCATCAATCACTAATTCTAATTTTGTATCCACTGATTTTGATGATAAAAAATTTGCAGTCACAACTATTCCGTCTGATACAACAATTACCATTACCATGCCATCTAATGAGTCTGGTTCTGGTGCAACAACATCTGGGGGTATACGAGTTCAACATTATTTCCCTGTAGGTTTAGCATTAGAAACAGCAGCAACAGGTTGGGGCCTTGGACAATGGGGTGGTCAATTATCAGGACAATTTACATCAACACTATCATCATCTCTAACTGATAGTGCTACAAGTTTAACCATGGCAAGTTCATCTTCTTTTCCATCATCTGGAACTGTATTGATTGGAACTGAACTTATAGCTTATACTGCTAACAATGACTCTGGAACACTGTCAGGTTTAACAAGAGGATCACAGGGAACAACGGCTGCCGCTCATAGTTCTGGAGCAACGGTAACGGATGCTGCATCTTTTGCTGCTTGGAATAGTGCACCATCAGGGGACGTTGTTACTGCACCAGGAATCTGGTCTCTTGATAACTTTGGTAATTTATTAATCGCAACCATTAACGGTGGTGAAACATTTAGTTGGAACTCAGAAGCAACCGCTGCAAACTCAACACGTGCAACAATATTAGCAAACGCACCAACAGCAACTGCCACAACATTAGTCTCTACACCAGACAGACACTTAATATTTTTTGGAACTGAAACAACGATTGGTACAAAGTCAACTAAAGATCCAATGTTTATCAGGTTCTCAGATCAGGAAAGTATTAATGCTACAACATCGTATACTCCATCGTCAACCAATACTGCCGGTACACAAAGACTGGCCGACGGATCAAGGATCGTTGGAGCCATTCGTGGTCGTGATGCAATTTATGTTTGGACGGATACAGCATTATTTATTATGCGTTTTGTTGGACCACCATTTACATTCTCGTTTCAACAAGTTGGAACCAACTGTGGTTTGATTGGACAGAACGCTGCGGTTGAAGTTGATGGAACAGCTTACTGGATGTCAGAGAATGGTTTCTTTAGATATACCGGTAAACTAGAATCACTACCGTGTTTAGTTGAAGATCATGTTTTTAATGATTTAAACACAACACCAAAACAACACATTAATGCTGGACTTAATAACTTGTTTGGTGAAGTGATGTGGTTTTATCCAAACGCTGGATCAAACACAGTAAACAGAATGGTATCTTATAATTATTTAGACTCAACAGCGGAAAGACCGATCTGGTCAGTTGGCACACTAGATCGAACTGCTTGGTCTGACTCTGCAATTTTTGGTAAACCACATGCAACAGATTATGATGATAGTTCAAATGTAGATTCAACATCAACAACCTATGTAGAGGGTAATCAAGATGGTTGCTCTATTTACTATCAACATGAAACAGGACTTAACCAAGTATTAGCAGGACAAACCACAGCGATCGCTGCAAATATTAAATCAGGTGATTTTGATATTGGACAACAAGGATTACAAGGTGATGGAGATACTATGATGAGAGTGAGTCGTGTAATACCAGACTTTTTATCTCAAACAGGAAACGCAACAGTACAACTTGATTTAAGAGATTTTCCAAACGAAACTGCAGCGAGTTCATCACTTGGTCCATTTACTGTTAGCTCTTCTACAAAAAAAATAGACACACGTGCTAGAGCTAGATTTATAGCACTCAAAGTTTCTAATGATTCTACAGATCAGTTTTGGAGACTTGGAACATTTAGAATCGATTACAACTCGGATGGTAGAAGATAATGGCTAAAATTGTACAATCACTTACACAACCAAATCAAGAGTATGATGTTATCACAGCAAGATCACTCGTTCGTGATATTGATGGTATTGTGCAAAAATTAAATACAACGTATCAACAAGACTTGAAGGATGAAGTTGAGGCACAAAACTTCTTTTTAAATTAATGGCTAATACATTTGTAAATAAAAAAGCAGATCTAACAACAACGAGTGCAACCACATTATACACGGTTCCTACTGCAACGACCTCGGTTATTAGATCCATACTCGTGTCCGAAGACTCAGGGAACGCGGACACTATAACAGTGACTATCACTGATACATCAGATGATGTATTTAGTTTATTTAAAACAAAGTCTATTAGTGCAAATGGAACAATAGAATTACTAACAAATCCGCTAGTTGCTACAGAGTCTGAAGTTATAAAAGTGACTGCAGCTACAGCAAATCGACTTCATGTGGTGTTATCAGCCCTAGAAATCAAGCCTAGAGAGGTAACAACATAGTGTTGATTTATCCTGTAAAAACTAGTAGATATATAGGTTCAGGTGAAATTCCTGCAGTTTAATTAAGATGAATGACGATATGCAGGTTGTTGTCGAGCTTTATAAAAAGTTTGATCGATATAAAGATAACACCTATGAAGAACTCTACCAACATATCTTGCCATCTTTTCAATTAGAACAGTATAAAATACACAAGGACGGAGAAAACGTGATTGCTTTTACAAACTGGGCTTTTTTAAGTAAAGAAGCTGAAAATAGATATTTAAAAACAACCGAGCTAGAACCGGGTGATTGGAATAGTGGTAATCGACCATGGCACATCGATACAGTTTGTATAGGTAATATTATAAAGGTTCACCGTTGGACTAAAAAATATTTTACAGAGTTATTAGGATTAAATAAATATGTAAACTGGTTACGCGTATCACCAAACGGTAAAGTTTACAGAAAAACAAAAAGATTTACAAAAGGACATTATGGGATCGTCAGTTAAAAAAGTTGTAAAAAAAGTAACTAAACCAATTAAAAAAGTTGCAAAGAGTGATGTTGGTAAGGCAGCACTAGCCGCTGCTGGCTTATATTATTTAGGTGGTGGAGCTTTAGGACCATTTCAAAGAGCTGGTTTTCAAAAATTTGCATTAACTAATATTCCAGTTGTAGGTAAACCCACTGCGGGTTTTTTAAGTGGTTTAGGACTTCGTGGACCAGTTGCAAATGAAGCAATTGCTAGTGTTGCACCAAAATCTTTTGGACTTGGTCAATTTCTTAGTAGAGGTAGTGCTTTTAGAAACATAGCAGGAATATCTGCTTTATCTGGTTTGTTGGCTGCAAAAGATCAAAAAAGTGAAGAAGAGATTGCGAATATGAGTACAGAAGAGAGAAATGAATACGTTGCAAAATTAAGAGCTGCTTACACAGCTAACCTTGCAAGAGGTTTTCCTGGCATTGGATCTGTTCCATATACCATGGCTGCACAGGGTGGCCGTGTAGGTCTCGCAGAAGGTTCGGGTGGTTTTGAAAGTGCAAAAGATTTTATAGAAAGCACAGGTGATGAAGAATTAATGGATATGTATATTGATGTTTTAAACGGTATAAAATCAGAAGAAGCTTTATTTAAACTGTTAAGAAAAAAAGGTTATCAAACTTATGCGGTAGGTGGTCAAGTTGATATGCCAACAGGTATTATGAGAACAAATGCAGCTGGTATTAAGGAGAGAGATTATAGAGACGAAGGTGGTTTTGTTCCAGTAGGTATAAAAGAAAAAGCAGATGATGTGCCAGCAATGCTTAGTAAAAATGAATTTGTCATGACAGCGGATGCAGTCAGAGGTGCAGGAGACGGAAGCATTGAAAAGGGTGCACAAAAGATGTATGACACAATGAAGAAACTGGAGGATAAAGTAGCATAATGGCAGAAACAGTACAAAGAGTATTACCCGCACCATTTGTTGAGGCACTAGGTCAAACTTTTGCTGATACATTAACAAGACAAGCAGGCACACCAATTGATACAGCTGCTTTTGCACCAACAGTAGCGGCACAAGATCCATTACAAACACAAGCTGCAACGCTTGCAGCTTCTGGTGTTGGAGCGTTTCAACCATTTTTAACTTCCGCTGCAGCAAGAGGAACAGAAGCAGCAACACAGTTAGGCGGTGTTCCTGCAGCTATCCAAGCTGCTGATTTAAGATTAGCCAATGTTCCTGGAGCGATTACAGCTGCACAACAAGGGCTTACCGATGTAGGCACAACATTAACAGGAGCGGCAGGACTTACTGGACCAACCGCGTATCAAGATTACACCTCACCTTTTCAACAAGACGTTATTGATACAACACTTGCAGAGTTTGATCGACAAAGACAAATAGAAGAAGCAAGACAGTCTGCGGCCGTGCTAGGAGTGCCTGGTGCATTTGGTGGTGGACGTGAAGGAGTTTTACAAGCAGAATTTGGAGCAAGGTCAGATGCGAACAGAGCAGCATTACAAGCTGGATTATTACAACAAGGATTTACACAAGCACAACAATTAGCAGGACAAGATTTTAGTAGACGATTAGGTTTAGCTCAAGCCCAAGCAGGACTCGCTGGACAACAACTTGGTATTGGTCAAGCAGAGCAAAGTTTAGCTGGAGCTGCGCTAGGTATTGGTGGAGCAAGACAATCGTTAGCACAATCTCTTGGAGGTTTAGGTGCATTTCAAGCAGGACTAGGTGCTCAACAACAAGCTTTGGGCCAACAAGATATTTCACAACTTGGTAGAATAGGTGGTGTTCAACAAGCTTTTGCTCAAGCACAATTAGATGCTGCAAGACAAGCTGCAAAAGAGGCAGAATTAGAACCGTTACAAAGATTACAATTATTACAATCAGGTGTAGGAACAGTTATATCTGGATATCCACAAAGAGATGCTTTCACATCACAACCAGACCCTAGCCCATTAGCAACAGCTCTTGGCGTTGGATCAACTCTTGCAGGAATATACGGAGCTTTAAATCCTAGACCATTTAACTTTAATTTTCCAACTGGTTAATTATGAGTAGAATATTAAAAAGACCCATGTTTAGAAAAGGCGGACCTGCAATGGAAGGTGTTATGACTGGTATTAAGGATAGAGAAAAATTTGCTGTTAAAGGTTTTACTCAAGCGCAAATAGATGAACTTCAAGGTGGGTCTCAAATAGAGAGAATAAAACAACAAGCAGAACTATTAGGAAGATTTGCAGGTGTCCCATCTAGACAAGCGGCACTTACAAATTTTCTCTTAAGGTTTGGACCTGCAATTGCATCTAGACCTAGCACAGGTAATATTTTTACAGATGTATTAGGAGCAGCACAAGCACCAGCAGCCGACTTAGCAAAACAAGTAGGAGCTGAAGATCAGTTTAAAAGACAATTAGGGTTAACTGCAGCGTCAGGGGTTTTAGCAGGAGATAAAGCTCTAAGACTAGCAGCCTTAAAAAAAACAGGCGAATCACCATTTAGAAAACCAGGAGATCCAAAGGAAGCGAGACAAAAGAGAATAGAGAAAATATTAGGAGAACAAAATCTACAGTCAACTTTTGCAGGACTTGGCACGAGTGCATATAGATACGCTGGGATTTTAGATAATATTAGACAAGGCGGTATTAAATTAAATGAAGATGTAACCGTGACTAAAGCTAATTTAGGAGCTGATTATCTTTTTACAAGTGATGATGTTCAGGAAGTAGGTGGTAAATTAAAACCAAAAAGTGGTGGTATCGATTTTGCCCAGGGTAAAATTTATCTAGATATAAGAGGTGAGGCAGACAATTTTTATTTATTTGATAAAGGTGAGTTAATTCTTATACCGAGAGGATAAAATTAAATGTCGTCTGAAAAATTTGTACCAATACCAGAAACCTTAACAGAAAAAGATTTTAGAAAAAAACCAATAGAAGCTGGTCTTGCTGATTATTTTAATTTAGGTGATGAGGTACCTAATAATGAAGTTGGTGCTTTTACAGCCATGCTAGCAGGTGCTGCTGATGGTTTTATAAAAGTTCCTTATGGTTTTGTGCAATTAGGTGCAGAAATATTAGATGCTTTTCAAGAAGATGGTATTTCAGTTGATCAAGGTTATGTAGCTAGGTTAGATAAAGCTTTTTATGATACCTATGTTGGTAAAGTATCTAAACAGTTAGAAGAAACAGCAAGGCAAAGAGCAGCAGGAAGGTTAGTTTCTGCTTTTGTTCAAGTATATAATACGGCAAAAATTGGTACTAATCTTACAATTAAAGGTGCAGAAAAAGCAAAAGCCATTGCTAATAAATATATTACTGCAGCTAAAAATAATAAAGTCGTTATACCAAGCAATAATAATTTAAAAGCACTTAAAAAAGCAAAAGATTTAAATAAACTATCAGGCACACAAAGATTTGCTGCTGTGGTTGGTGGTGGCGGAGGAGGCACGTCTTTCGTTGTGGATATAGAGGACATTGGAACTTTTGGTGATGTTTTTGGTGGTCCTACAGCTATAGATCGAGAGGATAGAGCTACGGCACAAGATGATGCTATAAGAAAATTGAGTAATCGATTTAAGTTTGGAACAGAGAACACCTTAATCACTGTACCATTTGTTTATGGTGGTAAATTAATTGGTAATTTATTAGCAAAGCAAAGTAAAGATTTAGCTTATAGTAATTCACGAATTGAAAGATTTATCGATAAAAGACTTAGAGAGCCTTTTCAAGCCAGAGGTAAAAAAGATCCTACGCTCTTTGAAGAACAAATAAAAGCATTAGGTCGAATTGAACGAAGAGATTTAACTGCAAAAGATCTTGTAAAAGATATTGATGTTAATTTAGCCAAAGTTGTTCAGAGATCAAAACCACTTACTAATGATGGAACACCAGGTCGTGTACTAGGTAAAATGGATGAATTATTATTTTCTGGTCAAGACGCAACTATTGGTAATCGAATTGTATTTAATGGATTCGATGAAAAAAAATTAAAAGAATTTAAAGATTATGTAGGTAATTTTGGAATTGTAGATGAACAAGCAACTATATTAGTTGATACACTAACTAATGTTAGAAATGCAATGAACACGGCTAAAAATGCTTTGTTTGGTGGTCGAGCAACTCCGTTAAATATAAAAGAATTTAATGAAATTATGTCTGAAAGATTTACTAATTTTTTTAGATCAGAGTATAAAATATTTACCAATAAAAATTTTTTTGGTGTAAAAAATTATAAACCTACACAAGAATCTATTAATGACGTAAAACAAATTATAGCTAGATATGGGCAAAGTATTGGTAAAGTTTACGATGATACAGACTTAGACCTTTTAACTGAGGGTATTTTAAAAAATGTTAGACAAAATTCTACAACAAAAACTCCAGAGTTTCCTATTCCAACTCAAGTGTTAGATGATAAAGCCACTCAACTAGTAAATATTGCGAACAGTGTAAAACAAAATAAATTTGTAGCAACTGATTTTATTAAAACAAAATCTGATTTAAAAAATTTAGAAAGATTTTTTGGAGTTACTAGAGATCCAAGAGAGACCCTATTTAATTATATTCATGATTTAGGACAACTTGTAGCTAAAGATAAGTTTTACCGAAATATTGTAAAAGCTAGTGATGAGGCAAGAGCAAAAGGCGAGAGAGCTATACTTTATCCAACTTACGAAGAGGCGGTTCGTGCGTTTCCAAAAACAGACGTCATATCCTCACCTAGAGGACTACAACTAGAATCTAAATTAGGAAAAAACTATGTGCCACCTGTCAATGGTTATTTTACTAGAACAGATTTTGCAAAAGCTTTAGATTTTGCAGAGAAAGCACCACTAGAAGATTTAGCTAAGTCAACACTTTATAGAAATTTAGTGTTAATACCAAAAGGTATGGCACAAATATCAAAAACAGTTTTAGGTCCATTTACACATACTCGTAACTTTGCAACTGCAGGGACGTTTGTAAGTATGAACGGAAACTTATTTAAAAACCCTGCATTTCTGGTAAAAAATTTTAAACGATCTTTCAATACAGTTCAACCACAATTTCTTTACCGTAACTTACCAAGAGACCAAGCGTTGTATAAATTTTTATTAGATGAAAGAGTTGCAAGTAGTAGTGCAACCTACAAAGATATTACTGGATTGTTTGATGATATTGGAAAAGGCGGTGATGTATTTGATCGAATATTTAAAGGCTTTGGTAAAACCATGAGTAAAATTTATAAAGGTGCTCAAGATCTATATCTTTCAGAGGATGATATTTTTAAAATATTTAGTTTTTTAGCTGAATTTGATAATTTAAAAAATGCGCACAAAGCAGCACTGCGAGCAGGTAAAATTAAAAAACTTCCAGCAGATATTGCTTTGATGCGTGAAGCTGCAGATATTGTAAGAAATACAGTGCCAAACTATGCACTAACAGGAAGTTTTATTCAAGCATCAAGAAGATCACCGCTTGGAAACTTTGTTTCCTTTGCATCTGAGATGGTTAGAACAACAGGAAACTCTGTTCAACTATCATTAAAACATCTTAATGATCCAATTAGAAGTGGTATGGGAGCGAGAAGATTATTTGGTAATGCTTTTACACTCGTAGGACTTGGTTATGTTATTCCAGAAATTTTGAGAGGACTTTATGGAATTAGTAAGGAGGCGTTAGCAGCTATGAGAGAATTTTTACCAAGCTTTTCTGAGGACTCCACACTTTTTGGTCCTTATCGTAACGAAAAAGGCGAATATATGTATGTAGATCTTAGTCAGGCTTTACCTTACGATACTGTAACCAACCCGTTAGAAAGTGTTGTTTCTGGTGTGGCAAGAGAACAAACCTTTGACCCAGACTCACCATTAATAAAAGGATTTGTTGAAGGAACAGCTAGAGCTATTGCTAGAGGTATTAGACCTTTTGTTGATGAGTCTATTTGGATTTCTACATTTTTAGATATTTTTGTAAGAGGTGGACGTACTAAACCAACAAGAGACTTTCCTGATGGTAGAAGAATTGTAAATCCTGAGGCACCACTGGGCGATAAAATTGTTGCCATATCAGAGTATGTAACTAGAAAATTAGCACCTGGTTCTATACAACAGTTAGAAAGATTGTATGATGCAGCGTTAAATAAACCCGGTGATAAATATGGTAAAAAATATGAAATACCAGATGAACTTAGAGGATTTATTGGATTACGCAGTGTTAAATTAGATTTAGATCAAGGAATAAGATCTAAAATAGCTAGCTTTCAAAGAAAAATTCGTGACTCTAGAGCTTTATTAACTACAGAAACAGGTCGAGGTGGGCCAGTAACAGAAAATGATATTATTAGACAATACATAAAAGCAAATAAAGCAAGATATAATGCTATGTCTGAATTAAGAAGAATGGTAGATGCTGCCAATGTTTTAAAATATGATAAGGGTAAATTATTTATCACATTTGATAAAAAAAATTTAAAAAAAACATATAATTTTATTCAAGCTAATCAATATCAACCTCTAAAAATTACGCCAGGTTTTAAAGAAAGACAAAGAGAAATCGCAGAGACTTTACAAGAAAATTTTGAAACACAAAAATTTCGTTCTCCTGTAAATAGAAAGGCTCTTAAGCAAATTGCTAGAATACAAAGAAAATTAAGTAGATTAAAACTAAATAAAAATTTTGATCAAGAAATAAATGTGAAAGATTATTTATTACCTGAACCAGGTGCACAAAGTTCTTTACCTATACAGGCTCCACAAACACCACAACCAAACCCAGCTGTGGTTACACCACCTGTTCAACCTGCTGTGGCTGCACAAAGTGGCTTGACACCAACGGAGGAGGCTTTATTATCACCATCAGAAAAAGCAATCAGACTACGTCAAAGGGGACTAGGATAATGGCAAAAGAACCTAAAACAACTGGTGAACATATTGTAGCTTTGTATGGTTACATTACAGGTTTAAAAAAAGATATTCATTCAATAAAGAATAATCACCTTAAACACATGCACCAGGACATAGATAAAACATCTAAAAAGATAGATTACGTTCTAGGGCTGATTATTACTGGATTAGCTTTTTTAGCTGCAAAAGGCCTAGATTTACTATAAAAAAACCCTCTCAGATGCCCCAGAATTAACGAAACGACATCTTCATAACCTGTGGTACCTCCAAAATTATGCTAAAAAATGTATAAATGATATAGCTAGAAAAGCTATGAATAGCACAATTATTGCTTTCATATCCACTCCTTTAATTCTTCACCCATTATTTGAGTTGCAATATTTATTTTTCTACGAAGGGCTTTTACAATTCTTTCATCAACTGTCTTTTCACAAATAATATCGATGTAGGTCATATTTTTAGTTTGACCGATACGATCTATTCTAGCTTCAGACTGTTGACGTTTTTCTAAATCATATCCGTTAGAATAATAAACCATGGTTGATGCACCTGTCAGCGTAATACCAAAACCAGCTGTTTGTGGTGTGCCCACAATAAATCTAACTTTACTATCTGGGTTTTGTATTTCACGTATTGCTTTCTGCCTATCTGCATCGGATGTATCACCGTAATACGTTACTACAGAATTATCCCCATACTCTTTTTTTAAATGTTCTACAATTGTTTGTATGTCGTACCTCCAATGTGCCCATATTACAACTTTTCCACTGATCTCATCTAAAATGTTGATAAGTTCTTTAATACGATTGTTTTTTATTATCTGTATCTCACCGTCATCAGAGGTAAAATGACCTGATGTAATTTGTTGAAGTCTCATGAGTTGGGTCACAACATTTTTAGTTGTTAACATTTTACCATTTAATACAGCTAATGCTTGTTGTTTCATTTGTTTGTAAATTTTATCTTGTTCATCAGTAAGTTGAATAATACGTTTCATGTATGTTTTTTCAGGAAGATCTAAACAATCATCTTTTAAAATTCTGTATGAAAAAGGTTTTATTTTTTCCGTTAACTCATTAAGGTTTCGATAACCCACTACAATTTGAACAGATCGACCACCAAAGTTTGCAGTTCTCATCATGGCATATCTAACTCTAAAACTATAATAAGACTCATGACCCAATAACCACGGATCAAGGAACTTGCACTGACTAAATAAATCTAACGGTGATTTTGTTACTGGTGATCCAGTTAAAATTCTTCTGTAACTACATTGCTCTGATAATGATAAAATATTTTTTGTTCGTTTAGCACTAGGATTTTTTATTGTAGTTGACTCATCAATAGCCATCATGGCACGATGGCAAGATAAAAATTTAGTTGCAAACTCTGTGCCTTTTTTAGTTGAAAGAGCCTCAACATTCATAATTAATATATTTAAATGTTCACCAGTTTTAAGTAAACTATTTAACTTTTGTCTTTGTTTTTCATTAATAAGAGACTGCCAAACCACAACATTTTTCTCTATGTGATCAACCATATGAGTTGGTATCTCTGAGTCAGACCAATTTTTATACACACCTTTAGGTGCCACAATTAAGACACCATTGATCTTACCATTATCATAAAGCATTGAAATATTGTCAATTAATACTTTAGATTTACCTGTACCCATCTCCATAAAGTAGGCAAAAACTTGTTTTTTCCATGACATTTCTAACGCTTGTAATTGATGCGCGAATGGCTTTGTTTTAAATTTATAATTCATATTTTAATTTTTCTTTCTATTGACAGGGCCTACCAAAAGTATATAGCTTTGTCAAGAAAGTTATGAAAGAAAACACTGTATATGTACTACAAGATGTACCTGGGACACGAGAGGGTCGTCCTAAAATTAACATAATTGGTGCAGCTGAATATGGTGAGTTAAAAATATTATTGCCAGAAACTTCGCAAATTATTTTTTCACCAGGTCCATTAATATTTAAATTAAGAAAATTATTAAGAGACTTTAAATCAAATGATTACATTTTACTTACAGGTGATCCTGCTATTATTGGAGTCGCATGTTGTATTGTTTCAGACATAAACAATGGTTCTTACAATCTTTTGAAATGGGATAAACAAGAAAGAAGATATTACCCAATAAAAATAAATATCTATGAGAAAGGTAAAATAGATGACAATTAATTTTGAAGAAGACAAACAAGAAGTTTTAACTGGGATGGATGATGCAAATGCATTATCATCACAAGTTTTGAAATTAAAAAATTTAGAAGATCAAATTAAAGATGCAGAGGATAATATAAAAAAATTAAAAGCAGAAGCTTTACATATTTCAGGTGATGTAATTCCAAACATGATGTCTGAAATGAATATTAAAACTATGAAATTAGAAGACGGCTCAGCAATAGAAGTAAAGCCCGTCTACGGTGCCTCGATAACAGAAGCAAAAAAACAAGAGGCATTTCAATGGCTTCGAGATAACGACCTAGGTGACATCATTAAAAATGAAGTGACCGTTTCCTTTGGTCGTAACGAAGATAACAAGGCTAGCAATTATGCAAACCTTGCCAAGGAGCGTGGGTTCGAACCGGTTCAAAAACTAAAAGTTGAACCCATGACTCTGAAAGCTTTAGTTCGTGAGCGTATCGAGTCCGGAGCAGATATGCCTACAGAACTATTTAACGTGTTCGCAGGAAACAGAACCAAAATAACAAGGAAATAAGAACGATGAGCAAAGAACAAGCAATGACGAAAAAAGAAAATGCGTTGCCTTCAAACATGTTTGAAGCTGACGCTGGCCAAGGTATTGGTAATCTAACTCAAGAAGATTTAGCATTACCCTTTTTAAAAATACTTGGTCAATTATCTCCAGAAGTTAACAAAAGGGACGGTAAATATGTAGAGGGTGCAGAGCCTGGCATGATTTACAATTCAGTAACTTCAGAATTATTTGATGGAGAAAAAGGATTAAATGTTATTCCGTGTCATTATAAATTGGAATACATTGAATGGAGAGACAGAGGCGATGGCCCAGGAGCTCCAGTTGCAATCCATCCATCAAACAGTGATATCTTATCACAAACAACTAGAGGGGCAGACTTCAAAGATAGATTACAAAACGGTAACTATATTGAGAAGACAGCGAGTCACTTTGTGATAACGATGGGAGAAACACCATCAACCGCATTGATTGCCATGAAATCTACTCAATTAAAAATAAGTAGAAAATGGAATACAATGATCAACCAAATAAAATTTAAAGGTTCCAAGGGTTTATTTACTCCGGCATCTTTTAGCCACATTTATAATCTAAAGACTGTGCAACAGTCTAATGATAAAGGTACATGGTTTGGTTGGGAAATTAGTAAAGTTGGTCAAGTGCAAGATGAAGCAACATACCAACAAGCTAAAAGTTTCTCTGAAAGCGTCTCTAAGGGAGATGTTGCAGTCAAACATGGTGAGACTTCTGAAAAATCAAATTCACCAATTTAGTTTAAACATCGATGGGCAGGTTAAACTGCCCATCAAGAAAGTAGAATATGGAGAGCAGGTTTATAAAAATATTTTCTGGTCTAGAGCGTAATTATGGATACTGTAATGTAAAAAATGGTTATACTGATCCCGATACAGGAAAATTAAAATTTAAACCAGGTGATTATGGTTGGTCACAAGATGCAGTCACAGATCAAGATTATTTCGATCATTTAAACGGAGAAAAATCTATTGGTATTCAACCTTGCGATGACGAGGGTATGGCACGTTTTGGTGCAATAGATATTGACCCTGAGCGATACAAAGATTTTAACGCAAAGTATTTTTTTGATATTATTGTTAAATGGAGTTTACCTGTTGTACCTGTAAAATCTAAAAGTGGTGGTTTACACATTTTTGTATTTTTAAATAAAAAAATTAAAGCTAGCTTAATTAGAAACTTTTTAGATAAATTATTATTTACATTTAAATTAAAACAGACCACAGAAATATTTCCAAAGCAAACAGAACTAGGGACCACGGACGATGGAACAAAGATTAATGGTAATTTTATCAATCTACCATACTACAATAAAACAGAACGAGTTGCAGTTAATCCACACGATGGAACAGAATTTACATTAGAACAATTTATACAAGTTGTAGAAACAAATTTACAGACACAAGAATCCATAGAAAATTTTGGATCTGAGATAATAAATAAACAATTAAAATTTGGAGACGAAGAGTTTAACGATGGTCCTCCATGTTTGCAAGCATTAACTGAAAATAAATTAACTGACGGACGAGATAGATTTCTATATAATTATATGGTTTTTTCAAAAAAGAAATACCCTGATGACTGGGAGAAAAAAGTAGAAGCTGCAGCTAGAAAATATTTTGAGTATTCTCCAGAGTGGGATGATAACAGAGTTAAACTAAAAATTAGATCATGGAAAAAAGAAACCAAGGGACATACTTGCACCGAAGATCCAATCGTTAATCATTGTGTAAAATCAGTTTGTGTTAGAAGAAAGTTTGGTATCGCATCAGACAAAAAGAAAACTTGGCCGATGCTATCTAACCTAGTGAAGTATGATTACAAACCAGAACCAGAGTTTTGGTTGACGGTCACACTACCTGACAAAGGTAGCGGAGAAACTAAAAAACAAATCGTAGCAAGAAGTATTGATAAACTAATTGAAATGAGAGAACTAAGAAAAATAATTGCAGCACAAACATCAGTCATTCCACCAAAAATAAAAGATAACGATTTTCAAATTATTTTAGACACATTAAAAGATACAGAAGAAGTTATGCAACCAGCTTCTGGAACTAGCCCCGAAGAGCAGTTACACAAATATTTAAACGATTATATATTCCAAGTGATTGCAAAAACTTATGCATCATTTAAAAATGGGTCAACATTAATAGAAGAAGATCATGCATACTTCGTTTACGAACATTTTTTTAATCATTTAAAAAATAAAGATTGGAGAATAAAAGAAGACAGAACTGCAACACTTATGCAAAAAAATTATCATGCAGTATTTGGAGAGAGAAAAAGATTTCCTAAATCAAAAGCACAAGGCATCTACTGTGTAAAAATATCTTTACAATATTTTACAAAAGAAGAAACTATGGATGAGGTCGTTGAGATGAAAAATCAAGATGAGATCTTGTAGAATACATAAAATTTATGGTCCACCTGGAACAGGAAAAACTACTAGACTATTAGAACTTGTACAAAAATATAACATAGAGAAAGTTGGTTATTTTGCTTTTACTCGTAAGGCTGCAAACGAAGCTAAATATAGAATAAATTTATCTAATAAAAAATTAAAATATTTTCAAACATTACATGCATTTGCATTTCATACACTTGGATTAAGTGAGGATAGTGTTATGCAACCCTATCACTATGAAGACTTAGGTAAGATACTTGGTATACGAGTAAACTATGTTGATAAATTTAACGATCAACAGATACATTATTTAACATCCGATAATACTTATTTTCAGATTATAAATAAAATGCAAAACCAAGATATTGAAGAGTACGAAGATCGAGACATCGATCCAGGTCTTTTGCGTCACATTATTATAAACTTAGCTGAATATAAAAAGAAAAATAATTTATTAGATTTTAACGACATGATAAAAAGATTTGTTAACAAACCTGAATTGTGTCCAAACTTTGACGCTGTGTTTATTGACGAGGCTCAAGATCTCTCTCCACTACAGTGGAAGATGTATGATATTTTAAAAACTAAAACTAACAATATGTATCTTGCAGGGGACGATGACCAGGCTATCTATCAATGGGCTGGGGCTGACGTCACACGTTTCATTGAAGAACCAGGCACAGAACAAATTTTAACTCAATCAAGGCGTATACCAAAATCTATTCAAGAATTATCAAAAGTTATTACTGAGAGAATACAAGGTGTTAAAGTATACAAAAAATATTTACCAAGAGATGTAGAGGGAAGAGTTGAGTATGTCAATAATATTGGTCAGCTACAATTAGAAAAAGGTAAATGGTTAGTTCTTGCAAGAACAAATACAAGACTCAAAGATGTAATGAAAAAATTACAAGAGATGGGATTGTATTATCAGTATAAAAAAGGTAAAAGTTTTAAGGCAAAACTTTATAAAACAATTGTTAATTATACAAGGTGGACTAAAGGCGAGCCATTAGAGGATAATGAAATAAAGGATATATTGGAGTGTTGTGGTAGTAAACCAAATAAATCAAAACCATGGTATGAAGTTTTTACAGCGGTGCCTATGGTAGAAAGAGATTATTTAAGACACATGTTGTCAAATGGTGAGAAGTTGTCAGAAGAGGCAAGAATTAAACTATCAACGATTCATGCAGCTAAAGGTGGTGAAGAAGACTCTGTGGTTTTAATTTTAGATAACTCTAAAAAAATTAGAGATGCAATTATGCATGACAATATTAAAAGTGACGAAGAGCACAGAGTATGGTATGTTGGTGCAACTCGTGCTAAAAATAATCTTTATTTAATGAGAGCAAAAAAAGAAAGACATGGTTATCAACTATGACAAATAAATCATTTTTTGAAAATGCATCCGATCGTCAAGAGGGTGGAGATCATTACAAATTAAACATACAACCTTTTGATTTTATTATGAAAAATAAATTAAATTTTTTTCAAGGCAATGTAATTAAATATGTTGTTAGGTATTTAAAAAAAGGTAACTCGATAGGAGATTTAAATAAAATAAAACATTATTGTGATTTAGAAATAGATAGATTGAGAAAGGAATGGGACAAATGAATGTTCAAGACATAACACATGTGTATTGGTTGTTGGCCTTTGCTGTTTTTATAACTATGCTTGTTTGGTGGAATAAAGATTTATAATGAAGATACCTTTTTTTAAAGCACAAACAGAATGGACAGAACCAGAAGAGTTTCCGGATCTTAGATCTTACGATGAGATTGCGATTGACTTAGAGACTCGTGATCCTGATTTAAAAAAATCAGGTTCAGGATCGGTGATAGGAAACGGCGACGTGATAGGGATTGCTGTGGCGGTTTCTGGTCGCAAGTTTTATTTTCCGATTGGTCACGCATCAGGTCCAAACATGCCTCGAAAAAAAGTTCTGTCATGGTTACAAGATACTATGTCTGGTGATGCTGTCAAAATTTTTCATAATGCGATGTATGATGTATGTTGGTTACGACATCTAGGTATAAAAATAAATGGTTTAATTGTTGATACTATGATTGCAGCATCTCTTGTAGATGAGAATCGTTATCAATATAGTTTAAATAGTTTAGGGTGGGACTATCTTGGTTATGGTAAGTCTGAAAATGAATTAATCGAAGCTGCAAAGTCTAGAGGACTCGACCCTAAAGCTGATTTATGGCAACTACCAGCGATGGAAGTTGGAACATATGCAGAAAGAGATGCAGAGTTAACATTAGATCTTTGGCAGATGATGAAAAAAGAAATTATTCATCAAGACTTAGAAAGTATTTTTAATTTAGAAACTGATCTTTTTCCTTGTTTGGTTGACATGCGTTTTCTTGGGGTGAGAGTGGACGTTGAACGAGCGCACAAGTTGAAGCAAAAATTAATTGAAGAAGAAGAAGAATTACTCCGCCAAGTAAAAACACAAACAGGAATAGAGCCTCAGATATGGGCCGCACGATCGATTGCGAAAGTTTTCGATAAACTCGAACTAGATTATCCCAGAACTGAAAAAACCAAGTCACCATCTTTTACTAAAAATTTTCTGCAAGAACATAAACATCCTTTGGTACAAAGCATAGCAAAAGCAAGAGAAATAAACAAGGCACATACAACATTTATTGACACAATTATTAAATATGAACATAAAGGTAGAATACATGCAGAAATAAACCAGATAAGATCTGATACTGGTGGCACGGTAACAGGTCGTTTTAGTTACAATAACCCTAACCTACAGCAACTTCCAGCAAGAAACAAGGATCTTGGACCATTAATTAGATCTTTGTTTTTACCAGAGGAAAAACATACCTGGGGATGTTTTGACTATTCACAACAAGAACCAAGATTGGTTGTGCACTATGCATCACTATTTAAATATCCATCAGTCAACGATGTTATTGAAGCGTATAACAATGAAACTTCAACAGACTTTCATCAGATTGTTGCTGACATGGCCAGAATACCAAGAGCACAGGCTAAAGTTATTAATCTAGGATTGTTTTATGGGATGGGTAAAAATAAATTGCAAGCAGAACTTGGTGTCACAAAAGAAAAGGCAGAGGAATTATTTAATCAATATCATGCAAGAGTACCATTTGTAAAACAACTAATGAATGCTACATCAAATCGTGCACAAGATCGTGGTCAGATTAGAACATTACTAGGACGACTATGCAGGTTTCATTTATGGGAGCCAAATCAATTTGGTATGCATAAAGCCATGCCTCATGAAGAGGCGCTCAAGGAACACGGACCAGGAATTAAAAGAGCTTACACATACAAAGCATTAAATAAACTTATACAAGGTTCAGCTGCAGATATGACAAAAAAGTCTATGGTAGAACTTTATAAAGAAGGTATTATTGCACACATACAAATTCATGACGAACTTGACTTATCGGTTGAGTCACCAGATCATGCTAAAAAGATTATTGAGATTATGGAAAATGCTGTTAACTTAGAAGTCCCTAATAAAGTTGACTACGAATCAGGCGAAACTTGGGGAGATATTTACGATTAATTATGGCTTATTTAAATGCAAACATACCACCAATATATTGTCAAATAAGGAGGGAATATTTATATGACTTACAAGAACATCATGGAGAAGCTGAAGACGTTGTGGTCTTTGGTATTACAAGTATTGCAGGACGTGCCATACTATTCCACTGTATGTTGGAGAACGGCGCGTGTTATTGGAGATTGCCTATCTCAGCGTTTTTCCAAAAATCGCATGACCGAGCCAAAGTGCCGGATATGTCAGTACACGAGTTGGAATTGTGGAACTGTTTTAGTTATCATCCTAGTGTGCATTGCTTTGATTTTTTAGTAGGAGAAAAAGGTAAATTTCGAGGCATAGATAAAAAATTTTATCATGGTGAGTATTTATTTACCATTGACTGGGCTGCCCCAGATAGTAATATACTAGATGTAGAGCACTCAGAAATACCTCAAGAACATAAATGTGCTCATGTTCTTGCATTAGAAAACGGCAATTTTGCCGCTCAACCAAACAATAGATTAATCTGGAGTGTCCCAAGCTTTACAGTAAAAGACAACTGGCCAGACTACAAAGTACAAACAACCTATTGGAACGTTGAGAACAAAGGCCTAATTACTGAGGACTCTGACAGAATGTTTTATGAGGTAAATAAAAAGGATGAAAAAAACTGAATGGATTATATTCTTAACAGTAACTACGTTATTTTTAATGATGTGGCTTATAACTCCTTCGCGTTCAGATACCACACAAAATAATACAAGCGGATCTAATACATCTATCACTGGTGGTTATACTAATAGTACAACTTATGAATCTGGTAGTAGTTCTGCTAGCACAACGACAAACAACACCACATCAAATATTAAATCAGCCCCACCAACTGCAACCGCTCCAGGACTTGCACCATCTGGAATAGATGTGTGCTCAGTGTCTGCTAGTGCTGGACTTCAAACTTTTGGTTTAGGTGTTTCTGGTGGTAAAAGTTTTAGAGATAAAAATTGTGAAAGAATAAAATTATCAAGAGAACTTAGAGCAAACGGCATGAACGTAGCAGCCGTTGCACTTCTCTGCCAGGACCCACGTGTGTTTCAAAGCATGGAGATGGCGGGGACTCCGTGCCCGATTGATGGTAAGATTGGTAAACAGGCACAAGCACAATGGAAAAAATACGGCAAACTTAGACCAGACTACGACCTATATGTAAAAAGATTAAAGGTTATTGAAGATGCAGAAAACAATAGTAAAACTTCTAGTCAGCCTGATCCTGACGAATAATTCTTTTGCTGAAACAGCAACAAGTGGTAACTTATTACCAAACGCTGGCGTAGCTAAAAGTAATTTACAAAATCAATCAGGCACCATAAATGGTATCAACGGATCTAATGGTTGGACTACAACAGGTATATCTAATTATAATAATGAACTAGAAGCAAACGGCACTGGCACAGTATCCTCATCAGGATCTCTTGTGGGTATTACAACAGAAAAACAAAATGGTGGACAGTTTACAACTACTGCAGATGCTTTGGATGGTGGAGTCAGATTAAACTCAACAACCGAAGTACAAAACTGTGAATGGATAGGTTCTGCTCATCAATGTGGACAAGCCACACAAGGTCGAGATAGTTATTCAACCACGGTTAATATTTTAGATGCAAACAACAACACGTTATCTACGGTTACACAAAACAGAAACAATGATGCTGGATATTATGGCAACACCTACACTTACACAGACACAGTCATACACAATGATACTGGAGCAAGAAACTGGAGTTGGAGTTGGACTGGTGTAGATGGAAACAATGTTAATGCAACAGGTGCTGTTGGACCTAACTTACTTGGTGCAGAACTTACAGCTACACTTTTAGATATTAACTACACACCTCTACCACCTGCACTACACACAGAACTTTTAAGTTTTAACACTGAAATTATAGAGGAGTTTAAAGAATTAGAACGAACTGTAAATATTAAAGAAGAAATTAAATTAGAAGAAACATTTAAGTTTGAAGAACCAAAGCTAGAGACGTTCAAAGAACCTGCACCCATGAAAGTTAAACAAGAATTTAAACAACCAACATCAACAATGAAAGAGGAACCTGAACCTAGTCTTACAGAGACTTCGGGGCCTTCCGGTCAGGGAAATAACGCTCCGGTTCAATCTGCTCAAAAAGAGGAGGAGACGTTTGCTCCTGCGAGCGCTGGTTCATCAAAGCCTCAAAAACAGACTCAGGAAGAACAAATATCGGAGTTTGGCGGTGGTAAAAAGAATGATAAGCCAAAAGAAAAAGCAAAATCAGAACAATTGCCAGATTCAACTGACAAAACTGACAACGCTTCAAGTGACGTAAAAGATTCTTCAAAAGTTTCATTGGCAAAGACTATGGAGAAAATAGATACCCAAGTCAAGGATATTGGCAAAAACTTACAATTAAAAAACTTAGTAAAATTAAAATTAATGGCAGATAATAGTGCGTTAGAAAGCTACAGTAAGATTGAGTTTTATAAACCAAAAAATATTTATTTAGATCAAGCTAATATTCAAGATAACCGAATGCTGTATAATAACATCACTCTTACGTCTTATCAGCAAAAAGACCCTGTTTTTCAAAAGAAAAAAATATTATTTGATATTAGACAGAAAAAAGAAAAACTGATAAAAGAGTTAAGGTTATTAAAAAATGTACACTAAAGATTTTTTACACTTGATAAAGTTTCGAGATAAAGAAACTAAAAAACAAGCTCAGATTACTTATGCTTTTAGACAAAGGCAAAGTAGACCTAGAGCTAAACAAAATATAATTAATCCAAAACAGGTAGGTATTTAATGAACAAAATAAAAGAACAACTCGCAGGCGTTGCAGCATTGATTGGTGTCTTAGCAGCAATCGGTGGTGGCTTCGTTAAATATGGCGAAGTTATGACAAGAATGAGTCAAATTGAAGATTCATTAAAAAACTATCAACCATTTAATCCAGATGGACTTGTAGTAGAAATGGGTAAACAATCCTCTAGAATTGCAGTTTTAGAGAAAACAAATCAAATTTTAGAACTCGAAATCAAGGAGCTAAAAGCATCAAATAAAAATCCATTGGCAAACTGAAATGATTGATGCATTAATTTTTATTGCATCCATCATCTTGTTTTTAGATTATATGCACAAATCATACATCACAAAAGACCCTGAAGATCCTGAGACACAAAGATGGATAGCAGAGATCGAAGCGGACAAACGAAGAGAAAAATTTTTTAAAAAGGAGAACAAAGATGAAACTGACGGAAAACTTTAACCTTCGAGAGCTTACAAAATCGCAAGTGGCCGAGCGCAATGGGATTCCAAATAATCCATCCAGTGACCACATTGATGCACTAAAAAAATTATGTGAGTCTGTTTTACAACCCATCCGTAACCATTTCGACTCCCCAGTAATTATATCCTCAGGGTACCGCTCCGGAGAGCTGTGTGTGCGTATAGGTTCAAAAATTACCAGTCAACATGCAAAAGGCCAGGCAGCGGACCTAGAGGTTATTGGTGTAGACAACAAGGAACTCGCAACGTGGATTAAGAATAACATCGATTACGACCAATTAATTCTCGAATTCTACAAAGGACCTTCGGAACCCACATCGGGGTGGATCCACGTGTCGTACGTCGGCAAGGAGAACCGTAAATCAACATTGATTGCCTACAAAGACGCAGATGGTAAAACACAATACAAACCATGGTAATTAAACTAGATGAAATCAAAACAACGTTGGGAAAGTGTCCATATTGTTTTGAAACAACCATTCTAGTTTCTATCGTAACTGATTATTATCGTTGCTCTGCATGCGGTGAAGATATTAAACAACATGTTAACGGAAGTATATCGTATCTTCCTGTAAGTACAAAAGATATAGATTTTTTAAGAGAGGAATAATGGCAAAACGCAAAGCACTTTTTGGTGTTAACAACTTTATAAAAAAGAAAAGACGTAAACGTCCAGGCCGTGTAGCAAAATCACCGAATAAAAAATATACGAAAAAAAGAAGAATTGGACAGGGAAAACCAGGTTAAATTACTTCACCCTTTGCATTTACACACCAGATAATATGCTCCATAATTTTGATGTTATCTTGCTTTAATTTTGCCACAATCTCGTCTCCAACCTCTTCTGCTCTAGCATAGCACTGAGATGCTTTGTAGGTTGGTTTATTTTCTTCCCAAAAATTAAGGCAATTCATACCTGTGTGCATTTCCGGGTCTTGAAAGCAAATTAAGGCAAAAATAAAGTACATCTTCATATTGACATTATCCTATAATTTAATATATACATTAACTAAATATGTATAGAAAGAGTATATAGATTATGACTGACATTACAAAGTATAAAAATGTATCTTTACCCAAAGAGACATACAACCACATCACTCAGTTACAAAGTGAAATGGTTCCTGACGCTACGATTAGTCGGACTCAGGTCATTAATATCTTAGTAAAAGAAAAAGTAAGAAAGTTAAACGGAAGTTTAAATGGTAAGAAAGGAAAAAAATAATGTATAAGTTAACAGAAGAACAAAGAAAACAGTTGTTAAATTATCTTGCAAAACGACCTTATATGGAAGTTGCATCGTTAATAACAATAATGGTAAGTTTACCATCAATCACGGATCAAGGAACAGCAAACAAACTTGCATCCGAAACAACAAAAGAAGGACGCGAGAAGATAGCCAATCTTGCGATACAAAAACGAAACAATGCTCAAAATGATTTGTCCTAGTTGTCAAGGTAATGGATACATCGGTTCTAGTGTAGAACCAGAAAAACAAAAAGATTGTATCGAT